CCGGTGTTGCGGCTGAACTGCGCCTGCACATCGCTCGCGGGCATGCGTGTATACGCGCGGATGTCGCCCACGAACGGCACGCTGGCGGCGTCGCTGCGCCAGAGCAGGTCGTCTATAACCTGCTGGTTGGCACCGATACTGATTTGGGTCGGACCAGAGCTAAACTGAAGCTTGTTGGCGTAGGTATTGGCACCGGGGCGCGTGTTCAACGTCGCGCCGCTATCGAAATCGTCGGACGCGTTGCCGTTCTTCCGGGCGCGGAACCGGCCCGCCGTAGGCGAGATGATCACCTCGAACTCAAACGCGAACCACGTATTCTGTGCCGACACCGCGCCGGTATAGGTGGCCAGAACTGCCCCGGCAGGAGTGCCGGAGGTCAATAAGACAGCGCCATCACTACGGAACACGATGCTGCACTGCGCCGTTGTGCCGTCGAGCAGTTGCAGGTTGCATCCGAGGCTTGTGCCGGTGAGCGCAGCACTCTGACGGAACGCCAACACGAAATGATGCACGGCGTCATTTGCCCCGCTCGATTTTGTAAGGGCAATGATGCTGTTGTTGGAGCCTGTGCTCCACGCCTGACCACCGGCAAACCGCCCAGCAACAATGGTGGAGTTCGTCGTTGTGCCGCTGTCCCAGTAGCCCGCCACTGCATCAGCGGTTGCGACGTAGAGATCGAACCCGTCACCAAACGTGTATGCCATCGTATCTACACCCGCGTGGTGAGGATAGTGATGCCGCAATCCGCCAGCGTCGCATCCTGGGTCGTCGGGCTGACCAGCTGGAGCACGTCCCCCGCATTGAGCACGCCGCCCGCGCCGGCCAGGGTGGCCGATGTATTGGACGAGGCGGTGATGGTGATCGTGCCGAGGGCGGTGACGGTCGCGCCGGATACCTTGTTCAAGGTGAACACGGCATTGGCGGTGGCCTTGGTCGTGTCATAGACGACAGTGCCGGTGAGATTGGCCGGCACCGTGAGATTGAGCGGCATCGGCACGTTGATCTGCTGGGCCGCCGGGGGCTTGCCGGCGAAGGGAAAAGCCACCGGCAACTGGCGCGTATCGCCGCCGGCACTGGCGGCCCATTTGGTGCCATCCCAGGTATAGCGCGCGCCGGATGGGCCGGTGACGCTCTGGCCGGTAGAGGGGCTGTTGGGAAAATCATAAGCCATCAGCGGCGCCTTTCCAGCGTCTCGACGCGGGCGGCGAGGGCGGCGATCTCCTGATCGACATAGGCTTTCGGCGCCGCATGCGTCGGCTCGGTCGGCATGACCGGCGGCAGGTCCACGGCCTCCGGCGGTGGCGGTGTCGGCGCCACGTATTCCTCGACCTTGTAGCCGTTGGCGACGATCTCGGCATATTCGGCGTTCGCAGGATCGGTGGGTATGAAGAACACGCCGGGGCCGGTGAGATTACCGAGCGTCTCCTTGTCGTCCAGCGTCGCCTGGATCGAGGTCTGCTCTGCGTTTGTGTATACAAGGTCCATGGGCTACCTCAGAGGTCCGCCGAGTAGTCGATGGTTGCACCGCTTCCGCCTGCCGCCACAGGGACGCAGGTCCACGAAGCGTTAGTGCTTCCGCTGGGCGCAGCAACGTGCATCCATGCAGTATCCGCGCTCGATCCTGTCGATATGCCGCTCGCAGCCATCCCAGCCACAAAGAAGCTCCCGACCGCAGACGTTGTGATGGTTGGCGCGGCACGCTTGGCCACCTTGAATGGCAGCATAACGTAATAAGCGGTCGGTGGATTGAAGTTTGTCTGCGTCGTGCCGACACCAATAGCTTCATTGGCGTTGAGGGCCCGACGTTCGAAGAACCGCTGGCACTGCGCCAGTTGTTGCTGCGGCGAGCCGCCGTAATCGAGGGGCGTGGCCACGCTGCCGATCTCTAGCTGGACGCCCCATAGTTGGATCGTGCCGGATTGCACGCCGATATTGCCGGATCGTGCGGCCAGCGTCGCACCGGACGAATACCACAACTCCAACTGCGTGTTGTCATCCCCCACTGTTCCGAACGTCTTGCCCGCGACAGACGGCATCGCAATCACGCTCGTGTAGCGCGTCCATGTGGTCGATAACGTTACCGAGTTTCCCGTTGCCAAAGCGACAACCTGTGCTGATGGCGAGCCGCCCGTGCCAAAGTTCTGCGCGGCATTGATCCCCAGCTTGGGCGTTCCTGCTGTTGTTTTTGCCCAGAAGGACACCACCACGGTCTTGTTTGCCAGCCGCCGCAACCCTTCGATGCGTTGGTATAGAAAGTGATATGCGCCTGCTGCACCATTGCCCGTGAATGCGTTCTGCGACATCCATGAGACAGCTTCATCACCGATTGCCGCACGATCAGCATCAGAAGCGGCAACAATGGAAAGGCTGGGCGCGTCTGGCGAGCCAACCGACAAAGCCCAGCGATCAGCGGTATATCCGCCCGTAGTGAACGGTCCCACGCCCCTCTGCTGCACGTTGAACAGCGCATTCTGGACGACACTGCGCCCCACGTCGTGCAGCGCCCCCACCGCCGCCACGTCCGCCTGCTGCAGCGTGACCGCACCGGCCCGCGTGTTCCAGGTGCTGACGCCCGCACCCGCCGCACCCAGCGCGCTCTGCACGAAGGCGGTGGTCGCCAGCTTGGTCGTGCTGTCGGTGGCCGGCGCCACGGTTGGTGCCTGTGGGTTGCCGGTGAAGCTGGGCGAAGCCAAGGGCGCATAGGCGGTGAGGCCGGTAGCAAAGGTCGTGGCCACGAAGGCGGTGGTTGCGATCGATGTGTCGTTGTCGCCTTGGGTAGGCGTGGGCGCCGTGGGGTTGCCGGTGAAGGCGGGGGAGCTGAGCGGGGCAAAGGTGTCGAAGGAGAGAGGCGTGTTGGTGGCCGGCACCCATTGCGGCCCACCTGTGGGGTCCTGGTAGCCGATATACAGCTGCACATCCGCCGAGTTGAACCACATGGCGCCATTGGAGATGGTCGGCGGCGTGTCGGCGACGGTCAGGCTGGCACCCGCCGGGACGGTATGGTCGTCAACATACTTCTTGGTGGCGGCCTGATTGTTGGTGATGGGGTCACCGGAGAGGGTGAGGACGCCGGTCAGGGTGCCGCCCGCGAGGGGCAGGTAGGTGCCAACCCCGGCTGTGGCTACTTTGGTATCCACATAGTTCCTTGTCGCCGCCTCGCCGGGGGCGAGAGGATCATTGGCCAGGACAAGGGCGCCCGTGAGGGTCCCACCGGAGAGCGGCAGATAGGTGCCGGCGCCGGCAGCCGCCGTCTTGTCATCGATATACTTCTTGGTGGCGGCCTCATTGTCGGCCGTGGGCGCGGCCTGGAGGATAAGGGCACCTGTCATGGTGCCGCCCGTGATCGGCAGGTAATTGGCCGTGGCGCCAAGCGGATTGGCGAAGCCGAGATGCACCGTGCCGTCAGGATCGATGGCCGCGACGTTGACCACATCATTGAGATTGGCCGGGGAGACCGGCAGGTCCGGCAGGACCTTGACGCCGGGGGCACCGGCCAGCGCGAGTTCGAGGTTGCGGGAACTCATGGCGGTTATCCCTGGCTGACCATGACCGCACCGCCGTTGTTCCACAGCTGGTCGCGCGTGTGCGGATCGGTGGTGGGCATGTCGGATACGATGAGCCGGGCGGGCAGGGGCAGGGGGCTATACCAGATGCCCCAGGCCCGGGCGCCGGGGAGCGGCGCCTCGGTGAAGGTGATGCTGGTGTCCAGCGCGGTGTAATCACGATCCGGCTGCTGGGTCACACCATCGACCGAGACCGAGACATCGGACGACCGGGTAACCGTGACCGGCGTGCGGTCGCTGGCCAGCGCCAGAGGGAAAACCTTGCGGGTGCCATCGATCTGGCCCGGGTTGCCGGTGACCGGATCGATATCGAAGTCCAGCAGGGAGACAACCACGACGATGCCGGCCACCACGGTGACCGCCGAGACGACATCGATCTGCACGATGCTGCCCTGGAGCAGGGGGCGGGTGAAACTGATCGTGGAGTTGATCTTGTCCACGGTATAGTCGCCGACCCCCGGCGGATCATCGATGAGCGCCCGCACGCCGTTGACATGAACGTCCAGCGTGGTGACAGACGACATCGGATGGGTCGAGCCGGCGAGATCGGGATCGCGCGTGTCGAAGTCGCTCTGCCCGGCAGTCGCGCTGTAAGCGAGCGATGCGACGGAGCCGATCGCCGGCTGGGTCAGCGGCGCCCAGCCGGAGCCATCCCACACATAGGTCTGGTGATTGGTCGTATTATAATAGATCGCGCCCAGCGGGATCGGATCGCCGGTCGAGGTTGTGGTCGGGGGCGTCGGATGGGCACCCAGGTATAACTCAGACATCTGCCCGAACGCACCGGCCGCCTTCAGCGCCCACCACCGCGATGACCAGTGCTGACCGGTAATCGCCGTATGGGCGAAGAACATATCCGGGATCGGGCTGCCGCCTTCGAGATACTCGGCCCAGGCACCAGCCAGCTCGCGCTCGTTCTCGGCCTCGGCCTCGGATAGCGCCGCATGGTTGGCCGAGTTCTCCGCGTCGGTGGCGGCATCCTCGGCAGTGCGGTTCGCGGTGCGCAGGGCGGCCTGCACCCGCGCGTCCGTCGTGGCCCGCTCATCGATGGCGCGGGCCAGGACCTGGATGCTCTGGAGGGCGAGATAGGCCCGGCCCGCCTCCTTGTTGGCCCGGTCGGCGGCGGCGATGGCATAGGCCAGGGTGCTCTGGGCACGGTCGATATCGGGCTGCACGGCGTTGCGGGCCCCCGCGCGCAGAACGGTCAGCACCTCGGGGTGCAGCATATCCTGGGTGATCAGCTCGGACGGGCGGGTCAGTTCGGTGACCCGGGCGCGCAGTTCCGCCACCATATGATAGATGCGATCAAGCTCGGCATCGATGCGATCACCCGGCGGCGGCGTGTTCGGCTGATAAGTGGAGTGATCGGTGAACGAGTAACCGCGCCGGACGGCACCATTAGCGGGTGCGGTGGTAGCGGACATGGCGCGCTCCCTGGAAACGGGGACTGTAGCCGTGTTGCTCAACACAAGCAACATACCACCTTTCCCCCTCGCCTGAGAGCCCAAGAGCCATGGCTCATCGGCTCATCGGCTCACGCCCCTCTGCCCAAGAGCCCAGCGGCTCATCGGCTCATCGGCTCATCGGCTCAAGCACGGTTCATTGCACATTCTGTAAAAATGGCCTGTATATCGCTATGTATATACGTCTGTGACATGATGGGCCGAGGCCCGCCGCCGTGGCCAGGGGCCGGACCTGGGTGGAGGGTGGCTGGCCCGTGGCTGCCCAGCGAGACAACTAGCCAGGGGTCGGATCGTGCACGCGTTTGCACCCTCCACCAAGGCGTAGAGACAAACGTAATTACAAAGGTTTAGAGCGTTACGCTGGGCTTGTCTCGGGGATCATTCGTCAAAGATCGTGGAGACAACTGCACTTTTGCGAAGTTCAGCGGCGCGACGGCGCAACTCGGTAATGCTCAACTCGCCGTGGGACTTGCGCGAAGCATCGGGAACAAGCGTCCGACCTGTCCCTAAAAACCCATAATATTCCAGCATTGTCCTGGCTGCGGATGATCGAGAGGCGGGCGTTGCATCGCCGTCAGCGCAAACTGCGCGCAGGGTATTCAAGGCAAGTTCTAGGTCCTTATCGAAAGACAAGGGGCGTTCCTTCCGAGACAAGCGCCGCATAGTCCACAAGCGATGGGTCCCCAGGCTGGATCATTCCGGCGGCCCGCATACGCGAGACAATATCAGCCCAAGGCTCATGGTCCTGCGCGGCCAAGCGGACCAACGCGGCCACGGCATCCGCCAACATAACCGGCCGCTCAAACGTAGGCTTGTAAGCCAGTATCCGGGCAAACGGCGGCCAACCCTCTAAACCCTCGATAACGCGACGCGCGCCAAGCTCACGCAGATTGATGCGGCCCATCGCCGCAAACCGGCTCAAATCGTTCCTTTGAGGGTTACGGTCACGCGCAAGCCCAGGTTGATGACGCTGACACCATTTGTAGCCGTTCGCTTTCAGCGCGTTACGCCCGCAATACTCGCACCGCTTCGCATACAGCCGGCCGCTCACACCCTTCGCGAAACGCGAGGCTCGCGTTCGCTCAATCAACGCCTCATGCGTTCGCATGCCCGCAAGGCTATCGCACCCGGTCCACGCAGGAATGTTGCTCTTGTCTCGGATTGTGCTTGACTTCCAACGCAACATTCGTTCAAAGCCAAATCCGGCCCGAGGTGGGTCTAGGCGCTACCACGCCGAACAACTTTGATACGTGGGACAAATAACGTGACAACTCTTTACCCTTCAGTGGCCAGACGGCGCGCATTAAAGAGCGCCATCCTGGCAGCGGCACGCGCCGCAAACGTTCCTGACTTGGCCGAACTTCAAGCGACTTCACGCAATTGGAGCAAGGCCGAGTATGAGAACCTCGCCTCTCGGTTTGGCATCGATGCCGATACCCTCCCGCTGCCCACCAGCCAGGACGCCAGCGAGACCAGCCAGGACGCCCAGGACGGCGCCCAGGATGACACGCTGGACCTAACCAAGGCGGACCCCGAGACAATGCCAGAGGACGCCCAGACAACGGCCGCGAAGGCTGACGTTGCTCGCCTGGATGACTTGTGGCGCGCGTTTGATATCCCAGCCCATCGGCAGGCTGTCTATGAGTTGGCATTGCGCGCCAACGCACCCGCGCCCGATCCTGTCATCATGGCAGCGCCCATCGCTGGCATGCCGACGCCCGCACGTTGCATCGGCAAGCGGTCGGCTGGCGAAGTGTTCAACGTCACCGGCCCCCTCGCTTCGCTGCCACTGCCCATCTATAACGCGACCGACGCACCCGCGATCGATCCCGAGTATGTCATGCCGGAGTGTTTGCCCGCCGTGCTGGCAGCGGCAGTGCGGTATCGCAGTGGCGTATTCCTGACCGGTCCCGCCGGCACGGGAAAGACAACGCTGGCCCAGCAGATCGCCGCGCGCTTGGGGCGTCCCTACGTTCGTATATCATGCACCGCTAACACCGATGCGGCCATGCTCGTGGGTATGACCGTGCCTGACAACGGTGGCGTGAAGTTTCAACCGGGCATCCTGACGCGCGCCATCTCTCGCCCCGGCGTTGTGCTGCTGATTGATGAGCCCAGCACGGCGCGCGACGGCATCCTGTATGTTCTGCAAGCCTTGCTAGATGACGCGCGCCGCATCGCGGTTGATGAGACTGGCGATGTATTCCCTCTCGCACCCGACGCCATGGTGTTCCTCGCCGACAATACCAATGGCTCAGGCGACGCCTCGGGCGCCTATGCTGGGACGCGCAACCTGTCTCGGGCACTGCTCGATCGGGTGGATATGTTCGCCATCGATTACATGCCTGCGCACAAGGAAGCCTCGGTATTGCGCGCTCGCAGTGGCGCTAATCACGCATTGGCAACCCTTCTGATCAATTACGCCCAGATGACGCGCGCCAAGGTCAGCGAAGGCGAATTGCCAACGGCAATCGGCTTGCGTCGCCTTGTCTCGTGGGCTCGCCATCTGACAGCCGGCATCGATCCGCAGTCAGCCGCTGAAATCGCTTTCTTGAACGCGTCCAGCCCCGACGCCCGCGAAGTCTACCAACAGCTACTCACCACGCATGCGACGCCTGAAATGCTCATCCAAGCTCTGAAAGGGACCCCGTAACATGACCAGCATCGTCAAGCTCCCGCACGGCCCATCCGTGCCCTACAGCGTGGTATTGAACGCCACGCGCCAGACGTTCGAGCGTCTGGCATCGGCGCTAAGCGGCCAAGTCTGCCAGGTGCAAATCCTGGCCAACGGCGGCCAGACAGCGGGCGTCATCTGGGATTATGCCAGCAAGAGCCAGCTGGTTTACCTATCCTTCCCCTCGATCCCGCCGCACACCATCCTGAAGCGGGCGGAAGCGGATCGCATGGTTGCCTTGCTGGTGCATGAATTGATGCACGTCTACGCCACCCGCAAGTCAGCTTGGGCGACCGTTCTCGGCGAGCGCGATCCGCTTCTGCGCGATATGGTCAACGCGTTGGAGGACGCCCGCATTGAAGCCCTCGCGATCCGCGAAGGCAAAATCCCAGCGGCGCGCGAACTATTCGCCGACTTGAATGGGCACTTTCTAGCGGAAGCCTTGGCCAACAGGTTCTCCATGCACAAGCTGGGCAACCTCCCCTATGGGCTGGCGATCCTATGTCGCGTCAAGACTGGCCAGGATATCCCGCTGGCGCGCCGGATCAAAGGCGCCGACCATTTCAAGCCGGCGATCCGCCGCGCCCTGGCTGGCATCAATCGCTGCCGGGATACCCTGGGCGTAGTGCAGCTGGCGCGTGAAGTTGTGCGGCTGGCGCGCGAAGCCGACGCCCAGCGCCAACAGGAGCAGGAGCAGGAACGCCAAGAGCAGGAGCAGAAGCGCCAGCAAGAGCAGGAGCAAGCCAGCCAGGACCCCCAGGACGCCCAGGACAGCGCCCAGGACCCCCAGGACGGCCCCGAGGGCTCTGACGGCCCCCAGGATGCCCAGGACCCCCAGGACGGCCCAGAGGGCTCCCTGGACGGCCCAGAGGGCTCTGAGGGCTCCCAGGACCCCCAGGACAGCCCAGAGGGCTCTGAGGGCTCCCAGGACCCCCAGGACAGC